AAAGAATCATATAGGGGATTGGTTGCTAGAATAAGTTGGTGTGACATCTTTGCTTTACTGCGTAGGCGAGAAAGCAGATAAATAACATCCTCTTCCTTACACTGTGTTGCTTCATCACAATAGTAGGCAGTGTTTTGTTGGCCTTGATAATCGTTCTGGTTATCCCACAAGTGTAAGGCTTTAATCTCTTGCCCATCAGGAAAAGACCAAGCTAATTCTAATTTGTTTGTGCTGGCATTAGCTGCTGATTCAAATACCTTGGTTGCTGTCGGAAAGATTGCACCACTGCCTTTTAACTGCACTTTAGATTGTCTAGTGATACAGGCTGCATAGTTAGGGTCAGTCATGACACCTATCAGCATTCTAAGGATAGATACTTGAGTTTTACCGCTACCTACTTGACCACCATAAACAATAATATCGTTTTCATAGTCATTACAAAACAGTTCTTGTTTCTTAGATAGGGGTGCATGAAACTGTAGTTGTTCCACTGTGTCGTGTTCAATACCTAGATAATCACAAAGTTCTACAGCATTTGTTTCATAATACTTAACCTGCTTACGCGGTTTTCTCTTTGTTAGATTAGCTGCCATAAGCAAGCCTCATTTGATTAGTATTAAAAGAAAAAGGGGGAGCAGGCTATTAAGCCCACCCCCCCACTTTTATTAGATATAGCCTTGTTACAGGCTATGCCTGATTAGGCGATGGTGATTAGCACCGAAGCCGCACACTGCGTAGTAAGAACCAGTGTATTTTGTTCCGACTCAACATCAACAAAGCGGTCTTTCGGGTCACGGTACGAAGAAGCAAAACGCTTTGCACCAGAAGCACCAATACCAGACAGTTTAGACACCGGGCCGTACCATTCTTGACCCAAGGTGGCGCGTGGGAACAGAACAGCCTTTGCAGGATCAAGAATGGTAATCAAACCATTGTTATCGGTGAACTCGTCAGTGTAAAGAACGAAGTCAATGTTGCCGTAACGGAACACTGTATAACCTGCCATCGCTTCCCAGAGTTCATTACGCAGTGGGTTGCCGTTGGATTGGCTATTGGTGTAGGCAGCTTTTACCTCGGCGGTATTGATCAGTTGGTTGAAGAACGAAGCACCACACAGACAGATATAGCCACGAACTTGACTACCGTTCTTCAGACCTTTCTTAGCTTTCTGAGTAGCAGACAAGAAGCCAGTCAGGACACCAGAACCCATGTTGATAGCTTCGGTTTGGCGGGTTACACCAAATTCGTTATAAACATCAATAGTGCCAAAGTGTGTAGTAACTACTTGACCGTTCAACAGCATTGCAGCACGCAGATACTCGTTATGAATGTCATGACGCACTGCTTGGCGTTCCAATTCATCAGCAACAGCGGTTTCAATGGTTCGTTCAGTATCAATACCGAAACCACGGATGCCAGACAATTCGTTATAGGTAATGCTATTTTCAACAGGATAATGAGGGATAGGCAGGCTATGCATGCGATAAAATTCGCTAGACATGGCGTTCTTGCCTGTGGTGTTACGTTGCTTGTCACTCAAAATATTGAAAGTATCTTCTTTGTAATCAAACTGAATTACGTTTGTTGCAACAGGGGCAGCTTTAAACAAGCCAAGGCTGCTAATCAGTTGAGGGATAGGTTTAATCAGGTTGATAGCGTCAGTACGATCAACTACTTGGGTGTTATTTAGAATAGACATTCTGTTTGGTTCCTTCCGTTATATAGGATGTATTGATTGATTACTTGGTGAAAATCATCAACTTGGATTCAAGTGCTGCTTTGATAGTGTTTGAATTGACAGACAATAGTGCTGGATCAATCAGTGATGGGTTGCCACGCACCATAACACGAACAATCTTTGTTCCTGCTGGCTTGTCATCAGCAAGGATACCAATCGAAACGGTATCAGCGGCGACAGCAACAGTGGCCGCATCCTTAAGAACTGTGCCAGAGGGAAGTGCGGCAGCAGCAGTGCAAGTAATGGATTCAAAACAAACATTGTAGTCACCATTGAGGTCTACGATGAATTGTTCCGGTGCTTTAACTGTAGTAACGATTGCCATTTTTAGTTCCTTTGTATTAGAGTGAGTGACGGGCTTTGAGAATATCAGTTGCCGTGGTTGGTTTTACTTCTTTTACTTCCTGTTTCTGCAATGGGTCTGTCTGCTGGTGCTGCTACCACTGATTGCCTCAATCTGCTTTTCTTTTGTTTCCAGAAGGTCAATTACTTTATCAAAGCCTTCTACACTTAGCAGGCTTACAAATACAGGTGCGAGTTCTTTAGCTAATTCTGGGTCATAGACAAATCTTTCTAGATATACCTCCCATTGGCTAACTAGAACAGGGTCTAGTGCAACTTTCAGTTCAACTTCTGGTTCAACTTCCGGTTCAACTTTCAGTTCAGCTACCGGTTCAGCTACCGGTGTAGCTTCCGGTTCATCTTTTGGGTACTCTTCCGCTGGTTTCAGTGATTTAGATTTCATCATAGTAACGAAAGCACCCATTAGTTTATCAAGCATAAAATCTCCTAGAAGTCTAATAGTGTTTGTATTTGTACAGATTTATTACTGTTGGAATAATGTGATAAAATCATTCCAACTTGTGCGGTCAGACTTAACCAGAAGTGGAAACCCTGTTGCACTGACTTGTTGTTTGGCTTTCAAACTTTTTAGCCTTGCTTCAAGGTTAGCAACCAGTGGCCTAATCTCTGTAACAGCATCAGTTTTGATTGACTGTGGGGACAAGGCAATCTGGTTGATAATCATCTCAAGTGCTTCAACTGCTGCACTATTCTGTACTACATATGTGTCAATAAGCCATTGGTACGTGTTATCATCCAGAAAGGGATAATCAGTTGATACATCCCCTACAATCAGCCGTAGTTGTTGAATTGCGCTTGGTGTAGTCATTGCCCTACCCCTTGTGTGTTATCGCCCTGTAGGGCTTCCTTGGCTACTACAAATGGCAATTTAAAGTCACTTCTGATTGCATTCTCTGTTTCCAAATCATTTTGCACAACACCAGCGGCAGCAAGCTTACTCCATGCCTCTGCAAACACTTTCAAATCACGTTCATCAATGTCATTGAACACCAATGTAGGCATCTTTTCTTCTGGAAGACCATTAGCATCCCAAGCCAGCTTAATGGCTTTTTGGAACTCATCAGAAATAACAGAGAAGATATTTTGAATGAACAAATCAAGGAGGTTAGTGCTATTCTCTGCGAGGCTAAAGCTGCCTTGACTATTGCTACCAAGTGCAAGCACAGAGGTTTGCATATTGAACAGTATTTCACGGTTGTAGCGGTCAATGCTTGCCTCTGCATTAAAAGTGTTATTACCTGATTCACTAGATACACCTTTAATATCAAACAACGATTGACCACCACTAGATACATCAGAAGGGATAACAGCATAGCAAGACTTACCGGCGTGAAGGTTTTCTACACTGGCTAGAAGCTCTTCTGTATATTTAGCTTCATCAGAAGTAGGGTTCTGCATATATGCGTTAATATATTCAAGTGGCAAGCTTACTTTAACAACAGTGGAGAGATTCTTAGCCGCACCAATGGTTGTGTATTCATTCAGAATCGATTTTGTTTTCCAAGCTGTGTAACAACCATACAGTAGACTTTTACCCAAAGGAAAATCTTGATCTGATTCAAGACGAAACAGAAGAACTTTATTACCTGCTAGTTCTACAGGGGTTGCATCATTGAAGATAAGCCCATCATTTTCAGCAGCAGTGAGGTCAACTTGTTTAAGTGTTCCCTTTTCAAATGTGAAGCGTGTAACGGTAGAAAGGTGAACAGGGCTGATAACATCAAAGACCCATTGATTTCTACTGTTCTTGGTTGTTACTACTTCAAACATCGAAGCCCCGTAATCAAGCATAGATAGCACGTTATCAAGCAAACGCTTCTTACCATAGGGGGTAGCAGCTAAAGAAGTATTTAAAGCCTTTACAACCTCTTTCTGTGCCGCTGTACTTCCCCTTGCTGCCTTAATTTCAAATCCAGTTTTGCTAATCAAAGCCTTAATGAAAGAGAGGCTCCCACCAACAATAGGGTCTAGCTTCATATCACGATAAGTCTTGAAACACTTAGGCAACGTCAAATCACTGCGCCCAAGGTGCAACACTGTGTTCTCAAGGTGCAAAGGATTAGATTGTTGTTTCTTATTCATCTTTTATTTCCTTTGTATTTAATTGTGTATTTAATTGGCTGCACCACTTTTCAAAAGAGAGGTTATTGCTGCCACCGTAATTAACAAACTCTAATGACTTTCTATGTATATATCGTAAGCAGTCTTTATTATTCAGTAGAAGAAACAATAGATATTCACGGAACTCCTTACTTACTGGTTTGGTTAAGTCTCTACTACTGAATATGTGTGTGGGTAGCTTTTCTACATCATTATATTTAAGTTTAAAATCTTGTTCTGTCATTTGGTTGTGTATTCTTGCTTGCAATAGCGTTTAATGTATGGCGTTCAAACGAGCGTAAAGGTACCGCCACTGCGTTAAACCAGCACAATGTATACCAACATACGTTGTATGCAGTAGCGTTCAATGTGGGGCGTTTAAATGTGTGCAGCGTACGGCATTTACGAAGGGACTACATCTAAGCAGGTAATAACGAAATGCAACTGTTCTTGGAACACTAGCTTTTGATAATGTATGTCATATATGCTACCTACTTTGGCGGTTTGTGCCTTGTCCCACACTGCTTCTAGACCATTCTCTTTGTTGTGGATGAAAGACCACACACAATATTTAACTACTTTGTCTTTGTCTGGATACTTGAAAGTCAATTCAAGGAATGGTAGATTGTTCTTCGTGGTTTTGTTCTCTACTGCGTTTAAGACGAGTTTCAAATTATTTCCTTTGCGGGTTACTTCACTGTTGAAAGCTGCTATCAGCACACGAATATGTTTGGCTACCTTATAGCAATGCGACTTCGAGTAGGCAGTGTAGGCGTAGATAGTTTCAACATTGATTTCATCCAAGTCACGCAGCATGTAGAAAAATTTTTTCATACTGAAAGGGCGTTTTTTCATACTGAAAGGGCGTGTATTATCACTATCATCACTATCATCAAGGTGAGTGACACCAAACAGAATATCTTCAAGCCAAGGAAACTCAGCACAAGCTTCTTGCATGGTAGAGAAGTCAGCAAGGATAGTGCGGTTGGGATTAGCCATACTCTTCCACGAACGGGGTTTCTTACCATTAGCCGTAGTTGCAGCAATGTCACGCTCAATCTTGGATACATGCAACCAGCTAGGTTCGTACCCCAACAAATTACCTTCTGCATAATAATCGGTAATACGGTCTACAACATTTTGTTTTGGTTTGGTAATAACCAACTTAGACTTCTTAGCGTAGGTATATGGCTTGACTTCACCTGTCTCAGTGTTGATACGGGCTGAAACATAGGTGCCATCATCAAGTTTAAGCATGGTGCGTATATACTTCTTACAGGGGTCAATCACATATTTATTGTTGACGATAGTGACGTGATGGTCTATAGTTGGAATACCGTTGTGTTCAACTTCGTCAAGCATATCAACGTCTTGTATATTGTAGTTTTGCATATTGTCCTAAGCGTTATGGGGATTATAAAGTGGGGGAGTAGAGGAAGAAATAAAACAAAGGGGAGATAGCTAAAGCCCCACCAAGGATGAACCTTAGTGGGGACAATAGAAGTAGAACAAAGAGAGATAGAACAAAGGGAGATAGAACAAAGGGGAGTAGAACAAAGAGAGAGATAAAACAAAGGGAATGACAATATGAATGTTTCTCTGTCTCTTATCTGTCTCTTATCCACACATTATACTACAAAATGGATAGAAAGTCAAGCCTTTTAGCACATATTTGCAATTATTTTTCTATTTTTCTCTTATTTTTTATTTTCTCTTAAATACTCCACTGCAAGCATAAACGCTAGAGTGTCACCATATTTATCTACACTCCAGAATCTAGAAACCCTTCGACCTGTTGAATCTGAAAGACGCACCACATAGGAGGCGTAGCCTTTTTTATCCACGACGAGTTTAAGACCCCACACACCAGTTAGACACTTAGCCTTTGTGTAGGGCTTCTTACCCTTGGGAGGTTTCCAGTAGCAGTTGTTTTCAGTAAACCATTTTGTAGAGTCTTTACGGGCTAATTTTGCACCTTTGCACCAGCCGTGTCTAGTAGCAAACCAAAATTTAACAAAGCAGTTGAAGTTAGCTTCATAGCTGATACCTTTATCCTTGTATTCGTGTTTGAATGCTTGATTATCTGTGTCACACATATACTTCATCCTACCCCAAGCCTTATAAGGGGCAGTTAAGGATGTAATGATTATATCCATAGATTATCCTTTTGTTAAGAACTTCTTATACTTTGTAACATAAGGATAACTTTTGTGTGCACAATATTCACCACCCTTATGACACAGGTAAAACCAAGTTGCAACACCCAACACATTAAAAAACATAGCAATAGAAATAAAATCATACCACATAGTAACAGCCCTTTAAACAAAATAGAATAATAAAATAGTCTTAATCATATTTACATATTATACCACATAATATCCAATATGTCAATAGATAAAGGGTAATTGGATAGAATATATTTCTATTATTTAACTTATATCAATAAAATAATAGAATAAAATAGAATAATAGAACAAAGAATACAACCCTTGGATACACTGAAGGATACATGTGTGTTGTGTGAAGGCTACAAATAACTTCTTCTATAGGTGCGAAAACTATTCTTCTATTTTATTCTATTATTTTGTTCTTTGTTATATTATTTTGTTCTTTGTTCTTGTCTTAATACTGTGTGTGAAGGCTTACCCACTAGTTACCTTTATAGACGATAGCCTACCTTCTCTGTGCTAAAACAGCAAAAGGATACACGAAAAGATACACGGAGGCTTACCCACCAGTGTGTGACACTGAAGGATACATGTGTGTTGTGCTAACTAGTGTGGAACTCTACAAATATCTTCTTCTATAGGTGCGAAAACTATTCTGTTGCTATAATACAACACTACCTACCTCTACAAATATCTCTTTCTATAGGTGATAATAGGATTCTACAAATATCTCTTACTATAGGTGATAATAGGATTCATCAAATAACTTCTTCTTTAGGTTGCAAAACTATTCCTTTCCAATATCACAAAACAACCAACATTTAAAACTATCTTTTTCTATAGGGCTTACTTGGACTCTACAAAGATCACTTACTATCAGTGG